TTAAAAATTTACATAGCTACTGAAAGCATCTGTTGCTTCTTTAGTAACTTCATCAGAAACATGAGTGTAAGTATCCATAGTTATTTGTAAAGAAGAATGTCCTAAACGTTCTTGGATTATTTTAGACCTAACATTATCTGATTCGAATAATAATGTTGCGTGGGTATGCCGAAAACCATGACAACCAATAGAATGTAAGTTAGCTTTTTCTGCCAATCTTTTGGAACGTTGGTAAATGTCTTGACTTCGGAACATGGTACCATCAATTTTTGTGAAAATAAGTTGTGTTTTAAACCCACCTTTTTTCATTAAAGCCTCACACTGTCTAAGTTTCCATTTTTTTAAGATATAAGCAGTCTTGTTATCAAAAGAAATCTTACGAATAGAATTGGGAGTTTTAGGATCGTTTATAGTCAATCCGCTTGTACTGATAGCAGTAGTTTTATTTATATTAACTACCTGCTTTTTTAAATCAATATCATTCCAATTCAATGCTAAAGCTTCACCAACACGTATACCAGTAAAAGAAAGTAAGCGAAAAATAGCACAGTCTAAGTCAGCATAGTATTTTAGAACTAAACTTTCTTCTTTGGCTTGATTGGCAATGCTATCAGCTGTATTTAAGAAATGTTCCAGTTCGTCTTTTGTATAGAACTTTCTTTTTGTATTCTTTTCTACTTTCTTTAGCGAACTAGGCTTAGTTATTTTCTTAAATGGGTTTGAGTCTATTATTTCTAAACCAACAGCATAGTCACAAACACGAGAAGCATAACTCAAAAGTACTTTTCCCATTTCATTCTTTTTATACCATTCATTAACAGATTTTTGCACGATCTTTACTGTTAAACGCTCAAGTCTCATTTTCCCGAATGTGGGTAAAATGTGTTTTTTCATACGTCGTTCAGTAGCTATGAATGTGGATTCCCTAACTGTTTTTTTGTATTCGTCCAACCACATATAATAAACTTCTTCAAAAGTGGTTAAACGAGTATGCTCGTTAGCTAGATTTCCATTATCAAAATCTAATTTTTTTTGATTAATCTTGAGCTGTGCTTCTTTTTTTGTATTACAGTTTCTGATAGTGACATTAATTTGTTTTCCAGTTAAATAATCTACGCCTAAATAGGCAGTTACTTTCCAGTATTTTTGTCCTTTTTTTGTATATTGTTTAAAAGTTGCCATTTTTTATCCTTTCCACTTGGGCAAGCGAATAGAAGGAATGACAAATTTCTAGCACCTCCTTATTAAATTTTAAAGCCCCTAGCATGAATCGAACATGCTAGGACTCACCAGAGAGGGGAATCTTTTATTTTAGTATTTTGATTTTATTAGTATCCAGCGCTTCAGATCTAGCTACGATTTCATCACCCGCTTTTATTTGCATAAAAGGTAATTTATTATCTTTCGTGAAAGGTGATGCGATCGCTTTTAAAACACCGATGTAGTTTTGTCTGTCAGTGGAATCTAAATTTTCCCAATCAGTAGATAAATTTAATTGTACGTAATTAATATTGTTATTAGATTTTGTATCTACTTCCGCACTTAAAATATACGGGTAACCTTCGTTTTTATAGTTATTAAGTTCTTCATTTAACTTTTCTTGATTTTGTTTCTGATAGTTTTTTGTTTCAGTAACGGTGGTTTTATCATTTCTGTTATTTGGAGTTTTTTTATTTATATTTAATGCACCGGTAACCATCAAAATAAAACTAATAACTAAAAGTAATAAAGCTTTTTTCTTAGGCTGTTTTTTGAAAAGCGAAATAATAAACAAAATGATACTAACAAGTATACCTAACAACCCGATTAAAACTAAAAATTCCATATGAAAACCTCTTTCTATTTGATATAATAAATTTGTAAGCTAAATCTCGAAATGAGGTTTTAAGTCCGTGGTATCGCACGGGCTTTTTTATTGCGCATAAGAATAATTCTTTTTGAAATACGAATGACAAACATCGAAACATTCCGTTCTTAAATTACTATTTATAGAATAAAAATCCATAAAGTTATCTAATTTAAATTGTGATTCATCCGTTAGTTCATTTTCTACAAAAATGTTTAATAGAATTATAATTGCTATTTTATTAGCTTCTGTCTCAAACTTTGAATGAAAAATAATAGAGCTATCATATAACGTTGTATATTCGTAGTGTGAAGCGATAAAATGGCCGAGTTCATGTGCTAAATGAAAGGCTTCCGCTCTATCCTCATGTAATTTTTCGTTTAAAAATACGATTCTTGGCTTAGGATAGTAGAATCCAGATTCTTCCATTTCCATATAAACCAATTTTAAATTATAATCACTTAGCAATTCTTTCAGTTTTAAATACATACCAACTACCACTCCAATTACTCGTTTTCTTCCAAAGCTTTAGCAATAGCAATTGCTTTACGCATCGTCTCCTTTGAAATTTCTTTTCCATCAAATGAAAATACAGTATCATCTTCTGATAAATCTACTTTTTTTGGAGCTTCTTTGAGTTCTCTTCCAAGAAGGTAGTCTACAGATACATCAAAGTAGTCAGCTACTTTTCTTAGACCTTCTGAATTTGGAGAAACTTTTTTCCACTTGCTAAAATATCCATTTGAGTAGCCTAGAGTAATTTCTAATTGTCGAATGGACATCTTCTTCCTTTTTGCTAATTCTTTTATTATTTCATAAGTATTCATCGATTTGACAACCTTTCTGAATGCTTACAAAAAAAGTTTAGAAAAAAACTCTATTTTAATTGACAAATCAGAGTTTAAGCTCTATACTGTATTTTGTAAACAAGTTAGTCAACTAAAAAGACAACAAAAAAACAATATTGATAAATGAACGCTAACCGCCAAGAAAGCTATAAATCAATGTTTCAATGTCTTATTTAATTACGTTTTGATTATAGAATAAAACTCTATTCGTGTCAACCGAATTTAGAAATTAGTTGATTAATTTGTTTACTAATTCAGAGAAAGGAGAAAAAGCATGGCAAATATTCAAGAAACACGTCAAAAAATTTTAGACCATTTTAAATCTAACGATTGGGAAATTCCTGATGTAGCAAGTGCGTTAGGAATTACAGAACAATATCTACGAAAAATCCTAAACAATCCAGAAAAACATTTAAAGCAAATGACCGATATTATTGCTTATTACAAAATCAGATAGGAGGTATAAAAAATGGAAGTGATTTTAACTCCAGAAAATGAAGCTTCTCTAAGAGATTTTGTACATGGAATTATTGTTGATGAAATAGAAAAAGCACGAAGAGATACCGCAGTTGATAAGCGAGTTTTAAATCAAACAGAGATTGCAAAATATTTCGATGTATCCACTACAACAATAAGGGAATGGGAGAAGCTAGGTCTTCCGCATGGATCAGTAAGTAAACAAGGGAAGTTCTACGACAAAGAAGAGTGTCGCAGATGGCTTCTATCACAAAAAAGATAAATCTTGGGCAAGCGAAATTTTAAATAAGGAGATAGAACATGAAAATAACAATCGAAGGAACTGAGCAAGAAATAAAAAATATCCTCTCAACTATCGGAAGTAGTCAAGAGGATAAAAACAGCAAAATCATTAATGAACTGTTATTAAATGGCAAAGAGGTTAGGTTGGAAAATATATGATAATTTTATCTGTATTAATTTTTACAAGTATATTTTTTTTAATATTACGCAAAAAAAGAACAGTACTTATGATAATTGCTCTATCAGGAATACTGATATTTTATGAGACAGTCTTAGCAGAGTTAGGCTATATAAGTATTGTAGAACTATATCTGTTGATCAATTTTCAATGTTTGCTGTTTAACTTCTTTACGGATGTCAGGAATTAATCGATTCATTTGTAATAATCCTATAGATACTTCGGCTGAATCAATTCTTCCATCAGCATAAACGATTTTTTCAAACAGCTCTTCGGATACGACAGAAAGAATTGGTCCTAAGGCTGCTTTATATTCAGAGAAAATTGCTATTTTGTCTTCATCTTTTATCGATAATAACTTCCACTCTGTGTCATAGAGTCGAATCTCAAGAGTAGATAACTTAAGCAAGGCTGATAAAAAATCATCTAATATTTTGTAATTACGTTCAACTTCTTTTGTGTAAACAACTTGCTTTATTTCCATGGCTTTAATTTTTACCGAATGGGAATTAGAAAAGTAAGCAGTAACTAAAGTAGCAACGAACCCAGTTATACCTATAAGTAAAGTATCAGACATAATATTTCACCACCTTACCAGTTATTTCAGCATTGAAAGGCTGATAACTAAATTATACCAGAAAGGAAATAAATCAAATGAACAATTTAGTAATTATGAAAAACCAACAAGCAGTAACAAGTAGTTTACAAGTTGCCGAAACATTTAATAAAAACCATCGTGATGTTTTAGCAGCAATTGATGATTTAAAAGAGGGGGTTGCGGAAAATTACGCAGACCTATTTTACGAAGATAACTATATTCATCCGCAAAACAAACAATCATATCGCCAAGTAATTATGAACCGTGACGGATTCACACTACTAGCAATGGGATTCACAGGTCAAAAAGCTTTGCAATTTAAATTGAAATATATCGAAGCTTTTAATCTAATGGAAAAAGAAATTCAACAGCCTAAACTTCCAACCTCGCAAAGACAATTGGCGATACTTGCTTTATCAGCAAATGAAGAAACAAATGAGCGTGTAGATGTAATAGAAAAAGAAGTAGCCGACTTAAAAGACAATCAAAAAATCGGTGCAGATGATTATAGCTACTTATCACGTCGAGTTCATCAACGAGTAGCAGAAGTTGCAAGAGGATTTGGGAAAATCACAAAGGAACAGCGTGGAAAGTTATACAAAGATATTAATTCAGGTATTAAGCAAATCACAGGCGTGGGGACCCGATCACAATTAAGAGAAAAACATTATCCAATGGTAATTGAATATATCAATGACTGGGAGCCGTCCACAGCCACAAAAACAGTTGTAAGACAAATGAGTTTAGACTTAAACGACATAGCGTAGGAGGAAAAAAATGAATCGAATTGAACTAAGAGGTAATGAATATTTTTTAAATGGAAAAAAATTAAAGTATTTGAAGTCAATTTCAATGAAAAAGACTTCTGAAAAAGAATCAGAAGTCACGCTTGTTATTAAAGCTACTGTCCAGGGGAAAGATTTTGATTAATGAGATTAGTAATAACGTTAGCAGAAATATCAACTAGGGTACGTAAAGAAGTTGCACCAACGTTTTTTGCCACCTCTTTAGTTTTATTCCAATTTGTATCTTGACGAATATTATTAATAAACTCGTGTCCTTGAGGTGTTAAATCACCTACTGAACATAAGTTATCACTATAAAAATATTCGGGCTTAGTGATCAAATTAGATAAAAATGCTTGGCGTATGTGGTACATGATTTCGTCTGGAGAATACTTAGACAATGATTCTTGTGGCTCTTCGCCATCGTAGTTAAAAGGGGTATAAAAACTAGATTCGCTTTCTATTTCAAAAAGTATATCTCGAATACATTCAGGATTTAATCTCATAAGACAACCTCACTTTCATAATTAAATTATATCAAAAAAACATAATTAAAGGAGGAGTATCAATGCCAAAAGAAAATATCCAAGATAAATATCATGAATCTTTAAAGGAACGGAATATCACAGACATATACAAAGAACTAACTGAACGTCTCAACGGGGCCAAACAAAGTTAGGAGTGTCAATATGGCTTATACAACTGAACAAGAAAGCTGGATACTCAACCAAATCAAAAAAGAGCGGAAACAGCTACAAGACGACCGAGCAGCACTTAGACAGTCAGAACAACTAACAGAAGGAAAATCCTATCAAATTGAAAAAGAACTAGAATTTTTAAGATACTTAGAGATTCAAAATAGAATGCATATTTAAGGAGAAATGAAATGAGAAAAATTTATAACTTAAGAAGAATTGCAGTATTGCTAATCGTTTTCGGATTGGGGCTGATAGTAGGCGGAAATTTTAATCCGATTATCCAAAATATATATATCGGCTTATTCATCATTTGGACACTGTTTTATGATCTGGCACTTGAAGATAGAGAGGTTAAGAAATGACAAGAAAAGACAAATTAGAACAAACGAAAAAACTTGCTGATTTATGGTACCAGCAACAAAAAAATAAAATATACATTGCACAACAAAAAGAGCGCAGAGGTGTTGCATGACGACAAAAAAGCGACTTAAGCCGGCAAGCAATAAGTCGCATACAAAAATATACTAAGAAAATTATATCACAGAAACGAGGTCTTGTGAATGAATCGTAGTGAAGCAGATGCGCTAGATCAATTTTTAACAGAGCCGTCAGAAGAATTACAGAAAATCGAACCAGAATGGGAATATGACGAGGAGGAAGATAGCCGTGGCAACACTTTATGAACTTAGCAACGATTATTTAAAAGTTTTGTCATTAGCTGAAGAGCTTGATGATGGAACATTAAAAGATACGTTAGATAGTATTAGCGATTCAATCGATTTAAAAGTAGAAAACACAGCAAAAGTAGTTAAAGAACTTGAGAGCAACATATCTATTGTTGAAAAAGAAATCGAACGGCTACAGTCACGAAAAACAACGCTTTCTAACAATGTAAAGAACCTAAAAGGATATCTGCAAGATGAAATGGAAAAGGTCGGCAAAACGAAAATCAAGGGCGAATTATTCAATGTAGGAATTCAAAACAATCCAGTTTCTGTGAATATTATAGACGAAAAATTAATTCCTATTGGCTTTTTAATTCCTCAACCTCCCAAAGTTGATAAAACAGCTTTGAAAGAAGAACTGAAACATGGGGAAATCAAAGGTGCAGAATTAGTTCAAACTAAGAGTTTGAGAATTAGATAGGAGGTTTCAATATGGAAATAAAAAAGGCTAAACGCGAAAAAATAAAAGTTCCTATCATGATAACTGGCGCAAGTGGTAGTGGAAAAACAGTAAGTGCGTTGTTTATTGCTAAAGGAATTATTGAAAAAATGCATTCAGACTTATCAGAACAAGAACAATGGGAAAAAATAGGTGTCATTGACACTGAGCACAAACGATCGTTGTTATATGCTGATTCAACCATTGGAAATGTCGACATAGGGGAATTTTTGCATATTGATTTTGAAGCACCATTTACTGTACAGCGATATATACAGGCTTTTAATTTATTCAAACAAGCTGGGGTTGAAGTGGTTATAGTCGATTCTCTAACGCATGCTTGGAGTGGTGAAGGTGGCATTTTAGAACAAGTAGAAAACCATCAGAGAGGCAACTCTAAAAATCAAATGTTGGCTTGGAATAAAGTAAAACCATTAGAGAAAGAATTTCTTAAGTTAGTAACAGGAAATTCAATGTATGTGATTGGAACGTCTAGAAGTAAGCAAGCCTACGACATGGAAAAAAATGAACAAGGTAAAACACAAGTAGTAAAACTAGGGTTGAAACCTGATCAAAAAGATAGTTTGGAATATGAATTTGCTATCGCTTTACGTATTGATCAGGACCACATAGCGGAAGCTACAAAAGATAACTCAAATATGTTTAATATGCCTTTTAAAATAACAAAAGAAGTAGGCGAAAAAATATATGAATGGAGTAGCGAAGGAATAGATTTAGAAAAATTAAAAGATGAATTAATTAGTAGTATTACAGAACTTGCTACACAATCTGAAAATCATGAAAATATGTTTAAAGAGTTGCACAGCAAGATTAACAACGTACCTTTAAAAAACGTAAAAACTAAAGTTCTTGAGCGTATGAAAGAAATGTTAGAAAAGATTGAAGTTCCTACTGTGGAACAACAAAGTGAAAACGAACTCGATGAAGAACAAACAGAATTATTTGACGAGGCAAATCCTCCGATTGCAAATGATTTTGAAAAGAAGTGATTGAATGATTGGGAAAATCATAAAACATAAAGGGAATATGTTGGCCATCGAATTTGAGGATGAAATAAATTCAAATTTTCTCGAACTTCTGGCTAATAACGATGATAATTTAGCGAAAGTTGAATTCTTAGATAATCGACAGATGTCTCAAAAACAGAATGCACTTTCTCACGTTCTAATAGCCGATGTAGCACGTTGGAGCTATGACGAACCTAAATGGATTGAAAGTGTCTTGAAATACTACTACGAGGCTAAGAGTGGTGTTTATTTTGAACATAGTAGAGCTACCAAGAATGAAGCGACTGAGTGGATCGGTTTCTTGATTGAGTTCATTTTGAAAAACGATATACCACTGGAAAAAAGATACCAATACTTGCTTGAAAATAACAAATGGTTTTATTACTGCCTGAAATATCGTAAGTGCTGTATTTGCGGTAAGCATGCTGACGTTTGTCATATCGAAGTTGTCGGAATGGGTCGCAATCGTAAGAAAATCAGCCATGAAAATTTTACTTTTTATGCAGGTTGCCGTTTCCATCACCAAGAAGAACATCGTATTGGTACTAAGAACTTTTTGAATAAGTATCAAATAAAACCAGTCAAACTAAATATTGAAGAACGCAAGAAATTAAATATAGGAGGGTAACCAGTGAATGAACATAGAGGCTTTTATGCTATCATTCCAGCCATTGTCCGCTACGATAACCAATTAAATGGGAATGCAAAGCTATTATATGGAGAGCTGACAGCATTAGCAAATGAAAGAGGCTACTGTTGGGCAACAAATCAATACTTTGCCAGCCTATACAACGTTAGCAAACGGACAATCATATCATGGATGAAGCAATTAGAAAAACGAAAATATATAAAGATACAAGTCTTTTACAAACCAGATAGCAAAATTGTAGATCGTAGACATATTTATATATTGCCTTTTCCAACTGATACAGAATTCTACACCCCTAGTGAAGAAAATTTCATCACCTATGGAAAAAATCATCACGAGGGTGGTGAAGAAAATTTCACTACCCCTGGTGAAGAAAACTTCACAGAGAATAATACATTAATTAATAATACAAAGAATAATACATTGAATAAAAAGAATAGTGTTGAGCCAAGCTCAACCATGTCCGAATTATTCGAAAAAGTTTGGAAAACTTATCCAAAGAAAACCAACAAGAAAAAAGCTAGAGAACAATTTTTAAAGAAGTTCAAGACGGAAGAAGATTTAGAGTCGTTTAAAAAAGGATATAAAGACTATCTTGCGTATATTAAATTAAACGATTGGTACCATCCACAAGAATTGTTTCGTTGGATCCGTGATGATCGTTATAACGATGAATATGATTTATCTCAAACAAATAAACAGCCTGCGTATTCTAAGGCGCCAGTGAGACAAGAGCAGTTACCAAATTGGAATGGGATGCAAGAAGATGTACCTTTATCACCTGAAGAATTAGCTGAATTAGAACGACAAAAACAAGAATTATTAGGAGAGTGACAATATGATAAACCAAGTTGTGTTAGTTGGACGTTTAACGAAAGATATAGATTTACGCTACACCGCAAGTGGTTCTGCAGTTGGAAGCTTTACTCTTGCTGTGAACCGTAACTTTACAAACCAAAACGGCGAACGAGAAGCGGATTTTATCAACTGTGTAATTTGGCGTAAGCCTGCTGAAACAATGGCTAATTATGCTCGTAAAGGAACATTATTAGGAGTTGTTGGCAGAATTCAAACTCGTAATTATGACAACCAACAAGGCCAACGTGTCTATGTGACTGAAGTTATTTGCGAGAGTTTCCAATTATTAGAGTCAAAAAGCACCAACGAGAATAGAAATAGCATTCAGAGTTCGCAGAATAGCGTTACAGGCGTTCAAAATAATTTTGAGAGTAATTATGCCACAAATCAAAATAAAGGCTTAAATCAACAAAATAACAGCCAACAAATGTCGTTTGGTGGAGATGTAGATCCGTTCGCAGGCGCAGGTAATTCAATCGACATTAGCGATGATGATCTGCCTTTTTAGGAGGTTAAAAAATGAACAGTGTAATTTTTGAAGATATAGCACGTATTCAAGCTGAAAAAAAGCAAAAGCGAAAAGAAATGCTTAAGTTAATGAATGAAAACCCAGATTGGTATAGACATCCAAAAAGCATGGTCTATCGTCAAATTAAAATACTTGGTAAGGATATTGGTGAGCAAACAATGGATAAATCTAAACCAATCAGCTCAATTGATAAAGACAAGTTCACCATTCAAGAATATTTGTATTTGCAATGGATAGGATATTCAGTGAATGCAATCATAGAAGCGTTAGGAATGCCTAGAAACAAATTTTGGGAATATAAAGCTGAACATTTAAATTAGGTTTATGAAGTGAAAGCGAGTGTTCATGTTGCTGGAGATTTATTACACGCCAACATCCGCTATTATTGCGGATGCATTGGCTAGAAAATATGAGATCGTTTCTTTAGACAAAGCTAGAAATATTGCGAAGAAATTTAAGGCTAGTTTAAAGCAGAAAACGGACCTTTATGTGATTGAGGGAATTTTGATTTATGCTGGTTATAAAAACGAACCAGTGAATTTATAAGAAAGGAGCGGAGATTTGCGGCCGCATTAAAAAGCTTTTTCTCCTTTGAAATTATGAAAAGAATACTTGATGCTTGCTGTGGTAGCAGAATGTTTTGGTTTGATAAGCAAAACGAACAAGTTTTGTTTATGGACAACAGAGAACATTACGAAAAATTAGACAGTGGACATGTTATCGATGTTAATCCTAATCTAGTTGCAGATTTTAGAAAGATGCCTTTTGAAGATAACTCGTTTTATCATGTTGTATTTGATCCTCCGCATTTATTGAGGTGTGGTAATAACAGCTGGTTGGCTAAAAAATATGGCAAGCTAAACGAGAAAACTTGGAAAGAAGATATACAAAAAGGTTTTCATGAGTGTATGAGGGTTTTGAAGCCCAATGGGACGTTAGTTTTTAAATGGAACGAGGAACAAATCAAGTTATCTGAAATATTAAGCACAATTGATTGTGAGCCATTGTACGGCAATAAAAGAGCAAAAACACATTGGTTAGTATTTATGAAAGCGAGTGAATAAGATGAATGAGCAAATAAATTTGCTTGAGTTAGATAATGATAAACTTTGGCAATTTTATGGGCATTATTGTAATGACGATTGGTCCGCTAAGACAGAGACCGTGAATGGTGATGCTGATATAGTGCTAGGTTTTAGAGTTAAACTATCGAAAAATGAGCTGAGAAAAATATGCAGAGATGCCATTGAAATAAGCAGAATTAAGTATGGATATTCTGTCAGGTTTTTAACAAATAATGTAAAGAAAGAGCTGTTCGTTCGTTTTGACAACTACACCACTAGTAAAAAAAGAGATGTCTTTGAACATATAAATTTATATTTTTAAGCGGAAAGCGAGTGAAGAAGATGATTCCAAAATTTAGAGCGTGGGATAAGCGAGAAAACACAATGAGAGATGTAGCTGTCTTACATTTTACTAAAGGTGGTAAGGTCAACAGTATCGAATATTGGAAGACACCTTCCGAATTGAAATCATATCATGTACGAAATTTAGTCCTCATGCAATCAACAGGGTTAAAAGACAAGAACGGCGTTGAAATTTTTGAGGGTGATATTGGCTGGGATGACCATCAAGAAGTGCACGGACAAGTAATTTTTGAAAATGGTGCATTTAAATATGAGTGGGAAAACATATCTGAGGATTTATTTGAAGCTACCGACGATATTGAGATTGTTGGGAATATCCACGAGAATCCAGAACTATTGGAGGGAAAATGATGATTAAATTTAAAGAATTTGATGTCGGTGATATTCGCTATGAAGAACAAATAGAAAAATTTCAAAAGGAACACCAAAATGCTGAATTTATACAAATTACAGGTGGGTATACATCCTATGAAAAAATTTGGTTCAAATATGACGATCGTATTGAGCGACCAGAACTCAACGAAAATCAGCAGATTGTGCTTGATTGGTTGAAAGAATCATGCAAATTACACGGATTACGTGAAGTTATCGAAATCATGGGATTTTTATCAACTACTGGTGGGAAAATGAAGTATAAGCAAGTAGCTTATGCATATGGTGATTTAAATGATGATGAATTGAAGCAAGTCATACAAGCTTTTAGTCAGTAGTCCTTAGAACAGGAGGAAGCGGAATGAGTTATGAAAATTACAAAAATTGTGTTGAAGAGGTAAAAGACAAGAACGGTAAAGTAATTAAATATCATGACGTTGTTCGAACGTTACGAGGTGAAATTTTATTAGTCGGTTTTGGAGTAAATCACCATCATAAAACAAAAGGTTTGAATGCCTTTAATAATTTTATTGGTGCTCATGATTGGTTAGATGTTTACCCAGATGGAGAATTAGAAATCCTAGGAAATGTTGACTTTTTTGGGAGGGGCAGCGATGAATAAACAAGAATTTATTGAAACGTTAGAAAGTTTAGAACGTGATTCATTCAACGAAAATTACAACGAAGGATATGATCAAGCAGTTCGTGACTGTTTGATTGCAGTGAAACAACTAGACGAACCGAAAAAAGTCATATTTTCACATGAAGAGAAATTCGTGGCAGATTGGCTTGATGGTTTAAAGGGTAGAATTAGTGATAAAAAACTAAGCTCTGGTGCTGCATTTATGGTATTCGTTGGTCAACAGTTAGAATGCTTATATTATAACGAATATACATTGATAACTGACGATGTTGAGGGTTGGCTTTTACATCCAGAAAATAAAGTAAAACTATTGAATGCGATTGATAACGGCTACGAAGTCGAGAAAGAACAGTTGTATAAAGTAGTTATTGACCATAAATATTTAGTGCAACTTTTTAGTGGTAGAACTGATGCTAGACTTGTTGAGTATGAAGAACTAACAAATTGGCACGATTCAGCATATAAACTTACTGAATCAGTAATCAAATCAATTGACGAGCGTTACTGGCCGTTTGCTTTGAAAGTTGATGGTGAATAGATGAAATATAAAACTAGATATAGCAGCATTGTTCCGAAAGGACAAACAGGTGAGTGCATTGATAAAGTCGATGGTGAAATATTGGCTTTATTAATCAAGTTTGATAACGGCGAAGTGTTTTGGTTTATGAAAAGAGATTTAATTGAAGTGGAGGATAAGTGATGCTAAGTTATCCAGAAGTTTATATTTTAGGGCGACAAGTCAATGGCATTTATGTTGAATACCTGCGCGGATCAGAGCAAGCCGATTTATTTTTCGATTATACGATAGCTCGTGATGAAAGAAATCATATGAATAAAACCAATACAAAAGATGGCGAATGGAGAATTTTAAAATATGGGAGGCCAAGTACATTGGAGTTTTAACTTATTGCAACTTTTTTACAATAACTAGCTGATTTTTTGCAAACAAAAAGCCAGCCGACCAATGGCTGACTAATGTGGTAGTTAGCACTTTTCCCAAGTAAAGTGCTAATAGTGCCAACAAATAAGGTTGACATTGTGTCTCTGGTGGAGACAGGAACTATCGATAACTGTTTTCCGCCAGTTATCATAGAAAAGGAGAAATTTATTTCAGAAATAAAATCCCCAAGAAAGTTAATATGATTATATCATGAGTAAATGTATTTGAAAATACTATCTCATAGTACGTATTGTAAAAAGTTTATTTAGTAGAAAATAAAAAAAGCCAGATTGCTCCGGCTGTGAGAAATATTTTCGACATAGTTATTATACCACAAAAGGAGCGATTCCACTTGATTCAATTGCTAAAAGAAGTAGATTTTCGACAAACAAAAGCGAATGCCAGAAATGTGTTGAAGAATTTTAGACGTTTAGAGCGAATAGCTGGTCGCTCTTTGATAGATTTAAAATCACCAATTATTACAGATATGCCTAAAAGCCAAAGTCATGGGAACAAAGCAGAAGATGCGCTAGTACAATTAGCAGATGCAGAAGCAGAAAGAGACGCAATTTTATCTGGGCTTATGGCATTAAGCCTAACTAGCAGACAAATTTTGCACTATAGTTTCTGTGTGCAGGACCATTACTCTAATTACAAGATTGCTAGAGAAGTTGGCTATTCCGAAAGAAGTATTCAAAGAATGAAATCAGAAGCTTTGATTGAATTCGCGGAAGCTTACCGAAACGGCAAAATAATTGCATATAAATAATTTTGGCGGTTTTTTGGCGGAAAGTTGGCGGTTTTTATACGAATTTGAGTGCTAATATAGTAATATCGAAAGTCAAAGAAATGGACACATTACACAACGCTTTCTGGTTTAGTCACCGTTTGATTTGACTTTCGATGGTCACTTGCAGACTTACGTTCTCAATAAAATGAAGTGAGGTGAATAACCTCCTCTTTTTTCTACAGGTTTGCAAGTGACACAAATAGTTGCTAGGGATGCAGTAGTAACTACCTGATTCATACTAGTCGAGGTTAGGTATATTGCTCTATCCCAGCATATGACGATAAGAACATAACCAGATCTCTGCGGCAGCTGCTTACGCACGAGAGCAATTCCTAAACTCATAGAGTAGCAGCTAGGTACGTTTAGGATAAACTTAATCAATTGTTTTTGCTGGTGTTTGATTGATTGGTCACTGTGGTGGAATATAGACCATGCAAGGTGCAAATCCTTGCCAGTGACATAATCATTTTAGCCGTGAAAGTCTGCGAAAGCTACGTCCTGATGGGAAAACATTCTGACGAGAGTGTGTAAAGGTTAATTTGATTTATTAGCAATTGCTAGAAGGTAGCTCCTTCTGGTATGGCGTGTAGCTCAATTGGTGAGAGCGGTTGATTTTTAATCAAGTACATGCAGGTTCGACTCCTGTCACGCCAATAAGTGGCAAAACCACTTAAATAAATTAGGAAACGTCAATAGATGTTTCTTTCCTTCACGAGAGGCATCCGCTTGCGGGATGTCTCTTTTTACATACAAAAAAACCACCAGTGAAATTAATCATGGGTGGTTAGGTAGCTAGTACGATATGAGGAATTTCATGTGCAAGAAATTTTCTAAGGTATGTTGCTACCCGTGAATAAATTATAGCAAATCATTCATTAATTGTCTTGTCAGAAGCACATAAAAAACCGCTAGTGGTGACATACTAGCGGTTAGGTAGCAAATTATGTGTCTTTTCATTGAATTATGAATTACATAAGGTGTTGATTAAAAATAAAAGGAGTTGCTACCTAATAAAATTATAACAAATAAGAATGAAGAATAAAAGAGATTGCCTTGATGGCTTCTTTTTTTGTTTGGAGGGAATGAAGGATGGATAATTATTGGTACATATCTCTGAACCACCATTATCCGAAACCCATGAAAAACCAACATAAACGGGTAGTAATGTCGGTGCAGATTAAGAAAGACTATTCCATCATTGAGATGACACGAGAAGCTACACCACAAGAAATTGACTATTGCAAGTTGCTATATTGCGGTCATGGGTGTTGGAATGACAAGCATGTACAAGAGAATGTAGAGAAGTATATTTGATTTTCGAAAACAAACTCAACTATTGAAGCGAAAAGTGAGGTGGTGTTAATGGATGGCTAGAAAAAGAGACCCTCGTCGTGATGAAGCTAAAAAAAAATGGCTAGATTCAGGTGGGAAAAAGGTTCTTAAAGAATTAGCTAGTGAACTAAATGTTTCTGATTCTCAAATCAGGAAATGGAAATCTGTTGATAAATGGGCGGAAGAATTAAAAGGTAACGTTACTAAATCGAATAGTAACGTTACCAATAAAAGTGGAGCGCCGCCAGGTAATAAAAATGCTAAGGGGAACAAAGGAGGTTCTCCTCCTAAAGGTAATAAGAACGCTATTAAAACTGGCGAATACGAAACAATATTTGCCGATATGTTATCTGATGAAGAAAAGGACATCTATTCTAATCTGAATGATGATCCTTTTTTTATTTTGAATGATGAGATTCGCTTATTAAAGGTACGGCAGTTTAGAATGATGAAACGTATCAAAGAAGCTGAAAAAGGACTAAATGATGAAGAAGTTGAACGGTTACAACAGCTAAGGAAAATTAAAACACCAGTTGAAAAAGACGGTAGAAAGCTAGAAATAAAACGTGAAGTTATGCAAGACGTTCAAGTGACTCGTAAAACATTTAGAAAGTTAGATGACATCTTAGCTATTGAAGATGCGTTGACTAGAATTAGCAATCAGTTAACAAAGGCTGTTAAGCAACAGAATGCCTTGCTAGCAAATGATGCCAAATTACAATTGTTGAAAGTTCAAACTGAAAAAGCTAAAGCTAGTTTAGGTGCTACAAGTGGAGACATGGATATGCCAGTTTTTATTGATGATATATCAGGTGATGGATATGATTAAAAAACTATCTGAATTTCTTCCTAAAGCATTTCATACTACTTGGAAGGTAGCATTAAACTCAAATATATTACATGTTGTTGAAAAAGGTGGCCGTGGATCAGGTAAATCATCTGGCATAGCACACATAATCGTTCAATTGATTATGAGATATCCTGTAAATGCTGTGGCCATTAGATATGTCGATAATACGATTGAGCTATCTATTTTTGAACAGATTAAGTGGGCAATTGAAGAACAAGGTGTGTCTAAGTATTTTAAAGTAAATAAAAGTCCTATGAAAATCACCTATAAGCCTAGAGGTAATTATATTGTTTTTCGTGGCGCACAGAATCCAGAAAGAATTAAGTCATTAAAGGATTCAAGATTTCCATTTGCTATAGCTTGGATTGAGGAATTAGCCGAGTTTAAAACAGAAGATGATGTAAAAACCATAACTAACTCATTACTACGTGGTGAATTAGCAGATGGTCTTTTTTATAAATTCTTTTATTCGTACAATCCTCCTAAGCGACGACAATCATGGGTTAATAAGAAATATGAATCTAGCTTCCAACCCGAGAATACTTTCGTTCATCATTCAACATATAAGGATAATCCATTCATAGCTCAAGCATTTATTGAAGAAGTTAATGCTACGAGGGCTAAGAATCCGAAACGTGCTGAGTGGGAGTATGACGGCAAAGCTATTGGTTCAGGAGTTGTTCCTTTTGATAATCTACGAGTAATAAAAGGATGTATTACTGATGAAATGGCTGCTAACTTTGACAATATCAGAAATGGTCTTGACTTCGGTTATGCTACTGATCCATTAGCATTTGTTAGATGGCATTATGACAAAAAGAAAAATGGCATCTATGCTATTGATGAAATTTATGGTGTGAAAATTAGTAATAGGGAATTTGCTAATAAAGCTAAGTCTAAAGGATATATATCAGATAGAATTGCAGCTGATTCAGCAGAGCCTAAATCAATAGCAGAGCTAAATAGTGAACATGGTATGCCACGAGTTTTCGGAGTAAAAAAAGGTCCTGATTCTGTTGAGTATGGCGAAGAATGGTTAGGCGATTTGGATTTTATTTGTATTGATCCATTAAGAACTCCTAACATTGCTAAAGAATTTGAGAATATTGATTATCAAACTGATAAAGACGGTAATCCTAAACCTAGGTTAGAAGATAAAGACAACCATACAATTGATGCGACAAGATATGCTTTCAGTGAAGATATGGATAAAAATAATGTGAGGTTTATCCAATATTAGGAGGTGGGAAAATGTTTCAAAACAATTTAAGTTTGAAGCGGTATAAAAGAGTGCGAACAAAATATTCTACACAAATTAATGAAGAAGTTTTCGATCCTAATGATTTTATTACTGAAATGAAGCCATTTTTTGATGATAGAGAGCGTAAGTACAAAGCCTATACAAGCGAACAAAATGAGATCGATAGAAGACCTAAACCAAACACAGAGATTATAAAAGTGAATAATAAACTTCATGCTGGTTTATACAATACTATTGTCGACCAAGCAGCTGACCATTTCACAGGCATTCCAATTAAGTGGGATTATGATATTACCGAACAACGCAAATCTATATTGCAAAAAATGGGTTCAAAGGTAAAAGACTTGTTTTCAGGGAATGTCAGAAATGAGACAAAAACTCCTGAAGAATTCGACAGATTAACAGAGTTAGTAAACGATATGCGGTTTGCCATGCTTGATTCTGATACAGCTCGGTTTCAAGGAGCTTGTGGTGTTGCTTTTCGTTTGTTAGAACCTGTTGAAACTGTGGAAGGTTGGCAATTATGGGCGAGCAATATCGAACCATGGAAAGCTGAAAAATACGAAAATGCAGATATCTTTATTCGTGAAAAATACGACACACATCAAAAAAAATTTTTCGAAGAAATGAAAGTCATTACTAAAAAAAGAATATGTATATATAGCAGATATGTTGAATCTAATTTAGTCAGTGCATCTGGAACATTTAAATTGATTGAGGAAGTAGAAAACCCGCTAGAAACGTTTTACCTATCAGAATTTAAAAATAACACGAATCGTTATTGCGATTTTGAAGTGGCGGAAGAACTTTCTGATGCATTTGATAGAAGCTTATCAGACCAACAAAACGAAGTTGAACAGTTTAAACTTGCTTATATGGCCATTAGTGGCTCACGATTAGATGAAAAAGAAGCACAAAGAATGATGGAACAATTAGGTATTATTAATTTGCCAGATCCACAAGCTAAGGTTGGGTATGTAACGAAAGACATTAATAAAGATTTCAACGAGTATCATCTTGATAAGCTGAAAAAGCTTTATTACACGGTAACTAAGTCAATCGATTTCAATGATGAAGTATTTAAGTCTAATAGCTCTGGCGAAGCTCGCAAATGGCAAATTATTGCACTAGAAGCTAAAACAAATACTAAAGAACAGTATTTTAAAGAAGGATTGAAAGAAGCAGCTGAGACGATGTCTGCCTTTATTAAATTTAGGGATAAATTAGATGTTGATGTGTCAAAAATTGTATTCACATTCAGTCGTAGCTTGCCAACAGACATCGGTTATCTTGCTGATGCATTGCCTAAACTTTCACCGTTTGTATCCAAACGAACAATTATTAATCAGATTCCATTTGTTAAAGACCCAGATTATGAAATGGACTTGATGAATTTAGAACAAGGTCAAGATTATCCTAGCGGTGAATATGATGAACTAGGTGGTGCAGGTAATGACGAAGAAAGCAACAGTTAGTGAACGCTATTGGGAAAAACGTCGTGAATTAGAAGACAAAGCACGCTTGAAACTGGAAAAGAAAACTCTTAGTGAGTTAGAATCTGTTTTTGAACGTGCTTTAGTTAAAATTCAAAGACAGTTATTGGCACAAGCTGATTTACACGGTATTACTCAAAGTGAGATGCTAGAAGATTTTAGCAAACGAGACCAAGAGAAGTACCGTAAGTATATTGAGAAGAACTATGAAAAGTTGATGGAGTCTGACGAAGCTTATAAGCAGTTTATTGATGAATATTTTCCACCTTTTGACTATGCGAAAGTTAATCGCTTGTTACAATTACGAGCAGACATTTTTTCTACCCTTGCAGGTGAAGCAATAGCTAGTGATGTTAACGGTAAATTTAATAACGACTTAGAGAATATCACAAAACGAATCTACAATTCTAATTCTAATGCGTTGATACAATTACTAGGCGGTTCAGCACCTGGTTTAACTAAGAATGAGCTAGAAAACATCATGAACTATCCGTGGAGCGGAAAAACATTTTCATCTCGTTTATGGGGCAATATATCAACCCTAGAGCAACGTTTGAGCAATTCCATTATTAATTCATTGGCAAGTGGTGAAGGGGTTGTGGAAGCTCTTAGAACGATGAAAAACGATGGTGTTATTATCGGTATGTTTAAGTTGGAACAAGGAAAGTTTAATCGTTCGATTGAAAATCTTGTTAGAACGGAATATTCACATTTTGCTGTAGAAGGTGTAAGAAAATCGCTAAAGGATGTAGGTGTTAAGCAAACACAAAGCTGGTCGGCAGAAGATGAGCGTGTTTGTTCTATTTGTGGTGGACGTCATGGAAAAGAGATTAAAGATGATTGGCATCCACCGTATCATGGACGTTGCCGTTGTACTGAAATACCAATTATTCCTGAAATTAGCGATGACATAGATAAATTGTACGAGGAAATGTTTGGTGATTTATTGGATGAATTCGCCAACGATCAATTTGGTGTAAAATTGACTCATTCAAATAGGAAAAAGTTTGATGAAAAAAGCACAGACTCGATGTATAATAAAGATAGTAAAATCAAAGAGATTGCAAATTTAATCAATGCAGAAATCAAAAAGCCAATGACTGTAGAAGAAGCTGACAGAACAAATGCTAATCCTAATTATTATAAAGGAAAAGAGTACCAAGTTAATTGTCAGCGCTGTGTACCGACTTATGAAATGCGACGTCGTGGAATTGATGCAGAAGCATTGTCTTCTTTAGATCAAAGTATTTGGAGCGATGAATATACTGAAATTATTAGGTATAGAAGAAATAAAGCAATTAGAGGGCTTAGGACGTTTGTTGATTCAAAAACAAAAGAACCAGTAAGTCACAAATTAGTTGGCGGTAGAACAATGAAGTCCAATTTTTCTAAATTAGAAAAGATAGTTAAAGAAGGAGAAAGGTATGAGCTGTCTGTAGCATGGAAAAGAGGTGGCGCACACATTGTCAATATGGAAAGACTCAATGGAGTTCTGACAATTATTGATGCTCAAAGTGGAGTTATTGCGCCTATTGATGAATACTTTGCTATTCGACATGCGCAGCCGTCTAGCTTAAATTATCTAAGAGTGGATAATTTGGAATTTCGCAAAGAACTAGTTAAGTTGATAGCAAAGGCAAAGAAAGGAGAATAGAACAATGGAAAAAATAAGCAAAATCATTTCAAAAGTGGAAATTCCTGAGTTTATAAAAAATAATTTAAAAAAATGGGATATAATCGAAGAAAATGAAAAGTATGTTTATTTAACACCTGTGTTTGGATTAGTAGAGCCATCCTTTGGTCAACCTTTTTTGCTAGTTATTGACAAAACAATAAAAGATGGCTGTCTAGTGTTTAGGGATACGCCAAAATGGGATGAATTGGAACTTAATGATATTTATTAGCACTTATTGACAAATGTTTGTAAGTGCTATTTTTATGCTTAAATTTGGAGGTGAGGTTATGAAAGGATTATTCGAAGCAGTGTTAAATTTAGAAGTTACTAACGGTACAGAAAAATCCTATAAAAAAGCTTTTGAACAAGAAAATGAACGATATTTGACCAAGCATACGTTAAGAGACGGCAACGGTCATATCGTTAAAGATGAGCTTGAAGCAGTTTGGAGCGGTAATTATTGCCATGTCGATATTTTGTATTCTATACCAGCTAGAAAAAGTAAATTAACTATTTCGATTGTGTCGAGAACTCTGCAAAATGTAAAAGATGCTGTCACTGATTATCAAATGCTTGGTGCTGAACTGGTCCATAAAAATTGGGAGTGATTTACTTTGAATAAAAAACCTGTTTTAACGATAGCGTTAAAACAAAAATTATACTGTCGGTATAGATTTTTTCAATTGTACTTCTTGAATATGTTTAACTATAAGAAGTTTTTGGAATTACAAGAATTCATTTTAGAAGAATTAGAAACGGATATAGAAAAATATTTTAAAGTTAAAGTGAAATAAAAAGTCTGACAAATGTTAGGCTTTTTATTTTGTCCGAAATGACGTTAAACTAGCGCAATGCTGGGCTTAATTGAATGGTGGGGCGCAATAAATAATCTAAAGCAATGCGGGGCGTGTAAACGAATCGTGGGGCGAAAGGAGAAACAAAATGAAACCAAACCTATTACCAATGGATTTACAAATGTTTGCCGAAGAAGACGGTGGTACAAACTTCACTTTCGATGATTTTAAGGCATTTGTAGAATCAAATGAAGAAGCACAAAAATTTGTACAATCACAGTCACAATCAGCTGCAGATAAACAATTAGAAGCTTGGAAACAAAATAATCTTGAAAAAATCAAGGAAACAACAATCAAGGAGTATGAAGAATCTAAGAAAAATAAAACTCCTGAACAAATTAAATTAGAAGAATTACAGGCTGAATTTGAAGCTGAAAAGGCATTACGTGTGACTAGTGATAATAAAGCTTTTGTTGCAGAAAAAATTGCTGGCTTAGATTGGGACGGAGATTTGAAAGATTCTATTTCTCAATTTATGTTAAATAATCTTGTTAGTTCAGATACTGAATTTACTAAGAAGGCTGTAGAAGGTTTTACAGAGCTTTTGGAAGCAATAAATGATAAGCATGCAGAAGCTATTAAAAATGTAGAAATGACTAAAGCTTTTGGTAATAAATCGCAACAAACCAACATTGGAACTGGAAATCAAACAAAATCGTTTGAAAATCCAGAGGCAGCATTAGGACAAAAATTACAAGCATTTATCGATTAGGAGGAAACTACAAATGAAAAAAAGTTCATTAAATAATCTTGAGTATTTAGATATTTCACAGGAAGTTAACGCATTACAAGTTCCAAACACACCATTTTTAAGCTATTTGTTAGGCGCAGGTAAAGTTGAAGCTGCCAAGTCAACTGAGATTAAATGGCGAGAATACGGCATGAATAATGATGATTCATCTGCTCAATTAGAAGGCGGAGAATACGCAGATGCGGAATCTGATCGTACATGGTTTAACAACTATACTGAAATTTTCAGAAAATCAACTTCTGTATCTGGCACATTAGATGCTATTAATGTAGATGGTGTAGGAAATGAATTGAATAGCCAAGTAGCTCTTCGTGCTACAGAAATGAAAATTGACTTAAATCGTAAATTGATTGTTGGTGTAAAGGCTGATGAATCTGGTTCTAAAGGTCGTCAGATGAACGGAATTTTAAATTTGATTAGCTCAACGAATAAAGTCGAAACAGCAGCTGCGGGGGCAGTAACAAGAAAAGATATTGATGCCTTATTTAAAACAATGTTCCAAAAAGGATACATGGGCGAAAAATTATGTTTAGTAGCACCTGATATGCAAGAATTAATGACTGATCAGTTGGATGAAAAATCAACAAAAATTGTGCAATTTGGCGATAAACTTACTTTTGGATTGCAACTTGGAAATATTGTCTCAAATTACGGTTCAGGAATTGCGTTAATTGAACCTAATTTACCTAATGGAACAATCGCAGCTATTGATACTAATTATGTAAAATTACGTCCACTACGTGAATGGCGTGCGGAAGAATTAGCAAAAACAACAGATTCAAGACGGATTGGATTAGTTGGTGAGTATTCAATTGAATACAAAGCTTCTAATTCTGGAGCAATCTTGAATTTGAAAGCCTAAAATATAATAACGAAGGAGGAAATTAAAAATGGCAACAGCAAAAAAAGAAGTAACTTATCGTGTGCTTGACAAGAAAAACTTTGTGGGCTTTATGCATCCTAAAACAAAAAAATTTATCACAGCAAACGAAAATAATGAATTTATAGTTTCAGAAGACGATAAAGAAGCTATTGAAATATTAGAACGTGCTGCAGATACTTTTAAAGTTTAGGTAATGATGCTTTATGGTTGATGAAAAAAAAGAAGAAATCGTTGAGAAAATTCAATTGATGCTACCTAACGCTTCTGAAGATAGGGTTTTGTCTGTTTTAAACCTTGTTATCTTTGAAATCAATTCTTACAATACTTGTAAAATTGATATTGCTTGGGACGAGTTTGAACCACTTATAATTGAGGTTATCTACAAAGCTTTAAAAAACGAAATAGATAAGTCTGTAGCTAGTGTAAAACGTGGTGATACATCAATTAGTTATGTAGTTGAATCAAAAGACATACAATCACTCATGGAGAGCTATAGCAGTGCTATTAAACGTATTTTAGGCTGTGATAGCGGGGTGTTTTTCTATTGAATGAAGCAGGAGTTTTAGCAGCTACTTATTTTGATACCTGTGTTATTGAGCGAATGAGTGATATTGAAAATGTGGAAAGCGGAATTACTGAACAAGTTTATTTTCCAATTCATGATGGCAAGTTGCCCTGTGCTTTCTCTCAAGGAAGTATGGGGAACTTACCTGTAATAGAAAACAAAGAAGCGTTTAATATCTCTTATGAAGAACAAAAACTTTTTTTAGAACCTAATATAAAAGTTAAAAAAGGAGATAGAATAACTATTACTCAAGGTACAGGTCAAAAACATGTGTTATTTTCAAAAAAACCTTTTTATTATCCAAGCCATATAGAAGTAGTGCTGTCAGGAAGTGCAATTGATGAGTAAAAGCGATCTTAGAATGAAATCAAATGCTGATAAAGTTATTAAAAATTTAAAGAAAATGACACCCATTGCTGAAAAAGAAGGTACTGCAATGGTGAATGATTCGTTAGCTAAAATTTATCAGTTAATTGTACCTTTGACACCAGTTAAATCTGGTGATTTAAGACGAGGCTATCGAATCATTAAAGCTAGAAAGTTGTCTAGTGGTCGTATCGTGGGAGCATTGATTAATAATGAAAAATATTTTAGATATGTAAACGATGGCCACCGAACAAAAAATGGCGGATTTGTTAAAGGCAGATTTATGTTGCAAAAATCTAATAAATTAGCTAATGCAACATATATTCCGAAACGATTTAAACAAATGGCGATTGTCATCGCTAAGAAAGGATAGGGTATGTACGATAAAATTTTAAAAATGCTTACTAGCAAAATAAAACAGTTCTCGGATGCGCCTATCTATCTTGATAATGTGATGCAATCGTCAGAACCGTTTTATTTCGTTTTGAGCGTAGAAGAAAGCATGACTGATAATGTAGGTCAAAACGTTCAAAATAAAGCATACAATGTTGATATTGCACTGGTTGATAGTAAGAAAGATAAACAATTAGTAACAAGCCTAACAGAAAGCTGTGGGGCTTTTTTTAATGTGTTGAATTTGGACGGAAATGAATTGTTTCCAGAAGATTATCAAACGTTTAAAACAGACGGAATTCAACATATCAATTTTAATGTTGCGTTCCCACAATTAATTGAATGGAGTGAAAAATAGATGGCAAAAATGAAAAATGTAAGTGTCATTTCTGTAGAGAAGCCAACGTGGTTCCCACTAAAAGACGAAACGGGCGCTTTTCCAGTTTACGGAACGCCAATTACAATCGGTACTGCTGTCAGTATCAAACCAGATGTTACAACAGAAACAACGCCTGACTATGGCGATAGTGTAGTTCAAGATCAGTATGTTGCATTTGGTGGTGCAGAAGTTACTTTAGAAACAAACGGCTACCAAAATGAAGTTTTAGCTGAAATTACAGGGGGAAAAAAATTAAAGGGTGGCGTATTGCGGTCTGCGGATGATATTGCATCAGATGGAGCATTTGCTTACCGTCGCCGAAAATCGAACGGTAAATATCGCTATACGATTTTCTATAAAGGAAAATTTGCTTTAACATCTGATGAAACATCTACATTAGAAGGAAGTTCAGTATCTTATACTCATCCAGAATGGACGGGGTCTTTCGTTGATGTTCCAGGGTTGGGTTATATGTATTCCGTGGATGAAGACGATGAAGGTGTCGACTTAGAGATGATTAAAAACTGGTTTACTGAGGTAATGGATCCACGTAAAGAAAATACTACTGCTGTTACTGGTGTAACTTTAGACCAAACAGAGTTAAATTTAAAAGTTGGCCAAACAGCAACCTTAACACCGACAATTACACCAGATAACGCCTCAAATAAAAAATATCAGTTCCGTTCAGAAAGTGAGGCTATTGGAACTGTAACACCAATTCAAGGGAAGGTTACTGCTGTAGGAGAAGGGACAACGGAAATCGTAGTCACAACAGAAGATGGTAACTTTACCGCAAAATGTACATTAAATGTAACAACAGCAGATTAAAAATAACAGTTTAGGACGACCTTGTCGTCCTATTTTATATGGAGGAATTAAAATGGCAAGTAAATTTCAACAAAAAATTAAATTAATGATTAAAGATGGAAGCAAATATACTACAAAACAATTCACGTCGGCAGAATTTTTACCAGGTTCAGTCATGGATACAGGTACGGATTTACAAATCAGGTTAGAAGAAGCAACAAAAACAAATGATATGGAAGCAATTCGTCCTATTTTAAGAGAATGCTATGACTTTATTGCTGACGTTATTTTTGAAAAACAGTTTACTGGACAAGAATATATTGACGGTATGGATGCTCGTGAATTATTGAAAATTACAGCTCAATTGTTAGGTTCTGTTACTTCTGGTTATGATGCAATTTATTCTGAACAGAAAAAAAAGTAACGGAACTTTTATATCATCCTCATTTTAAGTACACGCCACAATATCGAGAAGCAGAACTAAAAAGTTCGCTTCTTGAGAATGGGTGGACTTTAAATGAGATCGAAAACACAGATTTAAACGAGCTTTTGAAAATTTATGCATTTAAAGATGCTGTAGACGAATTTGAAAATATCAAATATCTTGATGAAAATACTATGTTCTAAGAGGGAGGGGGTACTTTTTGAACAATGAAGACTTAGTCTTAAAAATGATACTGGATGAATCTGGCTTTTCACAAGGATTAAATTCAGCAGTAAAAAAGTTACAAGGCTTTGATGTTGAAGTTGATAGAACAGGACAAAAAGGCGGCCGATCTCTTGGGAGCATATGGACGTCGTTTGCTGGTAACTTTTTAGCCAGCGGAGCTACTAAAATCATCTCAAAAGGAATTGGGCTGATTACCAGTAATATTGACGGAGCTATCAATCGTGTAGATACGTTAAACAACGCAAATCGCGTATTTGAAAATATGGGCTTTTCAGCTGGCGAAACATCCAAAACAATGGATAGCTTAAAGAAAAGTATCCAAGGGTTGCCTACACCTTTAGACAGTGCAATTAAAGGTGTTCAATTAATTGCTTCGTCTACAAACGACTTAGGGAAGTCAGAACAAATTTTTGCAGCTTTAAATAATGGAATTCTCGGTTTTGGTGGTTCTGCTGAAATGGTAGACAATGCTATTATCCAGCTGTCCCAATCGTTCTCAAATGGTAAAGTAGATGCGCAAACTTGGAATTCAATGATTAATAGTGGTTTAGGACCAGCATTAAACGCTTTAGCAAAACAGATGGGATTAACAGCTGGTCAGATGAAAGAAGGTCTCTCCGATGGTTCAATTTCAGTTGAAGAATTCCAAGATGCTTTAATCAAATTAAATAAAGAAGGCGGTGGCGGTCTTAAATCATTAGAACAGATTGCTAAAGACTCTACTGCAGGTATTAAAACCGGATTGGCTAACATGAAAACTGCGATTGTTCGTGGTGTGGCCAATGTTGTTACTAAAATTGACGAAGGCTTAAAAAGTGCGGGCTTTGGAAGTATTAGTGAAATCATCGCTGATAAAGGGGCAAAGATGGAAGCAGCTTTATCTAAGTTTGCTGAAATGATTCCACCAATGATAAAAACAGTCAAAGAGTTATATGATACCTTGGAACCTTTTGCGCCTGTACTTGCAGGCCTTGCTGGAAGTATCGGTACCATGATGACAATCAACAAGGTAAATAGCTTAGTAGAAGATGCAGTAAAAGGATATAAAAATTGGCGTGCCGCTACTGAGGGAGTTACAACAGCTCAAAAAATTCTAAATACTGTGATGAAAGCAAATTGGATCGGCATCATTGTTTCTGCAATCGTTGGTTTGATTGTTTACATTGGTTATCTGTGGAAAACTAATGAAAACTTTAGAGAAGCGGTTAAAAATATTTGGAAAAATATACAAGAATTTATTTCTAGTGCTGCAGAAACGGTTGTGAAAGCTTGGGATTCCACAATGGAATTTTTCAGTAACATGTGGGATGGCACAAAAGAGGCTTTTTCGAATGCTGGCACATGGATGAAAGAAGCACCTGGAAATGCAGCCGACTGGGTTAAAAATAAGTGGAACGGTACTAAGGAATTTTTCAGTGGACTTTGGAATTCAACAAAAGAAGGCTCAAAAAATACATGGGAAAATATTAAACAAAGTGCTGCTGACAGTGCTAAAAGTGTTGGAGAAAGTTTTAAAAATGGCTTTGATAATGTGAAAGATTGGTTTAAGGGTGTTGGAAAATCAATATCAGATGTTTTCACAACAGCATTTGATTTTGTCTGGAAATATATTGGTCCATATGTAACAGGAATCAAAAATGCGTTTAAAATGGTTGTTAACGCTATGAAAGCGAACATTGAAAATGTCAAAATGATCGCTGAAAATGTCGTCACCATTCTAAAAAATGTTCTATTAGCTCCAATTCTTTTCATTACATCAATGATCACAGGTGGATGGGAAGAGGCAAAAGAAAACATGATTGCCGTTTGGGATAATATTGCTGAAGCTGCTCAGACTATTTGGTTCGGGATTAAAAATATCTTTTATAACACTGTTACAGCTATTTCCTATTCAGTCACTTCTATTTTTAATGGATTGATGTTGACAATTAAAAAGATTTGGATTGATGTGAAGTTATTTTTCACCTTACTCTGGATTGACATTAAATATGGAGCGATCAACGTTTGGATTGAAATTAAATATTCTATCATCGAAACGTGGATAAATATTAAATTTGAAGCAATTAGAATATGGGAAAGTTTGAAAACTTGGTTCTTTGAAACAGTAGAAAACATTAAAAATGGTGTAATTGATGGTTGGAATAACTTAAAACAAGGCACAGTTGATACATTTAACGCAACTGTTCAATGGTCAAAAGATACCTGGAATAATTTTAAACAGTGGATTGTTGATCTTGTGACAGGTATAAAAGACGGCATCATTAACGGTTGGGAAAACTTAAAACAGGGAACAATTAATATTTTCAACAATTTGGTACAAGGTGCTAAAAATGCGTGGAATAATCTTAAAAGAAGCGTTAGTGATACAGTTGAAAATGTGAAGCAAACCTTTAATGATATGCGCCATATCGATTTATTTGAAATTGGTAAAAATATTATCCAAGGATTAGTTAACGGTATTGGTTCAATGATTGGTGCTGTGAATAAAAAAATTAAAGAAGTTGCTGGTAATATTAAAGAAAAAATCAAAGGTGCTTTAGGCATTCATTCACCTTCAAGATGGATGCGGGATATGATTGGTAAAAATATTGTATTAGGTGTTGTAGCTGGTATTGACCAAGAAAAAGGAACGCTTGACAAATCAGTGAAAAAAATGACCGATTTACCAACAGAGTTACCAAATTTTTCTACTACTGGCAGATATATCAACCAACAAGGAGCTCAAACAGAAAGCTTAGCTAAAAATAAAGGTAATGCTACGACTAATATTGGCGGTGATACTTTCAATATCAATATACAAGCTATGGGAAAATTAAATGAAAAACAATTAATGGATATGGCTAAAGACCTCGTTAAGTATATTCAAATTGTTAAAAATAGAGATAGTGATGCAACGGGGGGTGCTTTTGGTGGAATTTAAAAGAGGACAGTTTTTTCTTAATGGAAAACATAGTTCTGAATTCAATGTATTTATGAGAGAAAGACCTGAACGACTTTCTGCAGGACGTGTGGTAGAGCTTAGGGAGCGAATGGGTAATGATTCAATAGCCGTTGATTTTGCATATTATAAAAATGTAGAACGTACCATTACATGCTATGCGAAAGCAAATACTTTACAAGAAGTTTCTTTTTTAGAAGATGAAATTTCTTTTTGGCTCGATATGGGAAACTATTCTGATTTTATTGTCTATTTTGATGAGCATTATATTTATCAGGCGATTGTAACGAGTCCACCAAAATTTACAGGAACAAGAAAAAGCGGGTTTTTAATTCCTTTTGAATTTACTGTAAGTATCCGACCTTTTAAGAAAAATCGTATTGGCCAATATTGGATAAGTAATCCTAATCAGTTAATCAATACAGAAAAATATCCTTCAGAACCCATTATTCAGATTTTGGGGTCTGGGGATATTTCTTTTTTTATCAATAATCAATCATATTCATTAAAAGCAATTAACGGTGACATCATTATAGATTCAGAAAAACAAGAAGCTTATAGAAAATCAGGCGGAGCATTTGAAATCTTGGATCATAAAACACTTTTTAAAGATTATCCGATTTTAAAATGTGGAGAGAATAATTTTCGCTGGACTGGTAAAGTAACAGAGTTTAAGGTTCAGCCGAATTGGAGGCGAAAGGTTTGATTCCAGTTATTTTTAAACCTGGAGAAAAAGATTTTTCAACAAATGGATTAGGACGTCTTGTTGATGCGACACGTTGCGAAATCACTGAAGAAGCAAACGGAAAATATGAACTAGAAATGGACTATCCAGCGATTAGCAGATTTAGTGATTATTTCGAAAATGGCTATCAAATTAAAGCAAAGCCAAATGACTTAGAAGAATACCACATTTTTGAGATCAAACAAACGTTTAAAGATACTTTTACTAATAGCATTGTTATTTATGCCCAATCTCGTACTTATAAGCTAGGAAACAGACAAGTGAGGCTAGTAACAGTTGATAATCGTAATGGTGCAGAAGCAATGAAATTAATCGAACAGAACATGGACGAACCTTGTGATATCAAACTATATTCTGATATAAATACAGCTTCTAGCACTACATTTGAAGCTAGAAATGTATTGAATTGTATTGCAGGGGAACAAGGTTCTCTACTTCAATACTGGGGCGGAGAAATAAAACGAGAGCCTTTTAAATTATCTTTGCTAAGGCGTAGAGGACGAGATAACGTTGGAACTGTTCGTTATGGTAAAGATTTAAAAGGATTAACCATTAAATTTGATTGGCAATCAATTGTTACTAAAGTTTTGCCATTTGCAGAGCTTCAAAGTGGAGCAGACGGAACTTCTCAACGGATTTATGGAAATGCAGTTAAAAGCGAATATATCAGTAAGTATCCTGATGTTTACGCTCAATACATTCAGTTTACTGAAGATCAAGGAGTAAAAGATATAGCTAGCTTAAATAAAGTGGCAAGTAAATACTTCACTACATTATATCCAGGAAGTGATAAGCCTAAAGTTTCTATTGAATTAGAAATTGAGAAACTTACAGATTCAGAAGAAGCAAAAGAATTTGCTAAGATGCGTAACTATAATTTATTCGATACATTCACTGTATACCACAAGCTTTATGATATTGACATTCAAACGAAAGTTACAGGAATTGTCTATGATGCTTTAGCAGAAAAAACAATAAAAATCACTGCGGGAGATATCCAAGTTGCTTTTTATAAACAGCAAAGCCAAGACTTTCAAGAAGCTATAAAAACATTGACAAAAAAAGAGTATATGAGTGATTTTGTAGATTATATTACTAATTTGATTAACGGTGTTGAAGGTGGAAGTATACTTCAATATCCTAAAAATCGACCTAATACCCATTATTACTTAGATACGGAATCCACGGATACTGCAAAAGATGTGATTGCAATTAATAACAAAGGAATTGGATTCTCAAGAACTGGTTGGAAAGGTCCATTTAAAAATGCGTGGGGAATTAATGGAGTATTGAATGCGGACTTTATAGGAGCTGGCAAAATAAAATCTAATATTTTTGAAACATCATTTAATAGCTGTGGAGATATTTTACGTATGGTAAACGGTACTTTACAAGCTTGGAATAATAAGAAAAAAATCATGGAATTAACTAAAAAAGGGATGGAGTTTTGGAATGGTAATAGTCACGTTGGCACGATGGGAACAAAGGGAAATCCTTTTCCAGGGTTAGCAGATAAAAATGGAAATCCTGTAGTTTCTGATGGGAATTCATTACTATTAGTCGCAGATAATCCCCAAAAAATTATTGGTTTGTCTAACCAATCAGGCACAGGACATTTAATTACTGGTCCTACACAGTTTTTTGTTGGAAATAATTTTAACTTTTTTGGTCCAAATGGAAGTAAAGCAATTCTGACAGTTGATCGATTGATTGTGGGCGGCAAAGAAGTTATACCTGGTCAAAATGGTGGTGGCGGTTCTGGAGCTGGAACAGGTGGTTATCCATCAGAAGTTACAAGCGATGCAGATAAATTTGCTTGGGACTTATGGAGTTACCTATTAGCTAATGGATACAGCAAAGCAGCTGCTGCAGGTATCCTTGGAAATGTACAAGGAGAAGTTGGTCCAAGTATGAACCCAGATACCGAACAAATAGGCGGTCCAGCTTACGGATGGGTTCAATGGGACGGTTCAGCATATCCATTGGTAGGCGCACCAACTTGGAATGGCCGAGAATATGTACAACGCTTAATCGCAGCTGCAGGTATCAAACAAGACTATAGGACGTCATTAGCCCAAGCTCAATTAATTAATTGGTGTATGTTCAATGGGCAATGGTTAGGACAAGTAAGTCCATTAACAGTTGATGAATTTAAAGTTGTCAGCTCGCCTAAAACAGCTGCTTATGCGTTTGAATTAAACTTTGAACGTCCAGCTGCAGCACATCCAGAAAGACAAACCTATGCACAAGTATGGTATGACAAATTCAAAGATTTGAAAGCTTCTACTGCAACAGGAAAAGCTGGCATAGAACATTTGGAGACCTTAATGGGCAAATGGCTTGGTAATGGGCAATGTTATGCCGTTCCAGCCGAATATTCTGGTTTTATGGGCGGCTGTGGTTTAGGCGCAGGAACAATTTATGGCTTTTCACATGTAATTGGTGATACATCATCTGCTGCAGATATTGGTGAAGCATATGATTGGAATGCGGTAGGTTGGCGAGTAATCCAAAATCCAACGTATCAAGATTTAGTAGTAGGAGCAATCGTCAATATTAGACGAGGTGGCCAATGGGGAACAGGTTGGACAGTAGACCCAACATATGGTCACACGGGCGTGATTTACGGCTTAAATAACGGACGTATCCAAACCATAGAACAGAACGCCGAGCAAGGGCAAATTGTCGCAAAATATGACCGATTATATTTTGCTAATTCGATTCAATCGATTGTTATTCCACCAAAATAACGAAAGGAGGATTTTTCAATGGTTAAATGGCAAGCAACGTTAAGTACAACCGAACCTTACAACTATGTCGGTATTATTAATGTGCGTCAAGGGAATAAGAACACAGAAGTCTTAGAAGTAACTATTACAGAAAATTCTTTGCTGTTAGATTTAACAGACGGTAAAGTTTTTTTTGAATCGCATATTGATAATAAATTTCCGATTCAACGACCAACAAAAATCATAGATGCTAAAAAAGGGATTATTCAGTATACGTTTGACGAATATTCTATGCAGTCGTTACACAGACAAGAAGCTTATTTTAGTATTTATAAAGGCGACGATTTAATCGGCACAACGCAGAATTTTTCTTATTTTGTAATAAATGCTGCTTCTAAAACAGAGGGCGAAATGGGTTCTTATTGGCAGTCCATTGAAGATTTAATCGCGGACATGAACGCTTTTATCAACGAAAATAAGGGTGATTTTACTGATTGGATGAATGCTAGAAAAGAAGAGTTCGAAGCATGGCGAGATGCGCAAAAAACAGATTTCACTTCATGGTTCGAATCAATCAAAGATATTTTAAAAACGATTGATCCTGGCGGTACGATGTTAGCCGAGCTAATGGATGCTCGTGTAGACATTCAAGGAGTGCGCCATAATTCAATTTCTGAACGTTTATTGGCAGATATGGAATATTTGTATCAGAAATTAGAGAAACGCTTATATACGTTAGAATATGGCGAAATAAGTGACTTGATTATTTTACAAGATGATGCTTTTTCACTGAATCATGAAACAGAAATTGTTGGAACAGTTGATTATCCTGCGATCGATGGGGCATTGGTTATCGCAACAGTTGATGATACAAAACAGAACGCTTATGTGTTTGAAAAAGTGGGTGAAATAAGTGGTTAAAGTAAAACGAATGATGGAAACCGATGAAAATGGCGTGGAACGTCAGTTTTATCCTATTACACATGCATCCGCTGTTCGAGGATTAGAAAAAATTATTGCGGGTCAATCAAAAGTATTATCTGTTAATGGATATACTGGGGCAGTAATTATCACTAAAGCAGATCTAGGCTTAGAAAATGCACTGACAGAACTTCCTTATGCGACAGAAGAAACAGACGGTATTATCACTGCTGAAATGTTTCAACGGTTGTCAAATGGCGAGGGAGGCGTGTACATTCTTCCAATCGCTACCGCAGATGAACTGGGCGGAATAAAGGTTGGCCAACTGTTAGAAATTACAGAAGACGGAACGTTGTCTGCGGTAAAGCAAACAGATCAAAATTTTACCACTGAACTAAAAGCAAAACTGGAAGAGTTGAAAGGTTATACCGCTGGAGCGAATATCTCTATTTCAGAAGATGGGGTTATTTCAGCAACTGGTGGTGGCGATGGCGGCGGAGTGAATCAACAATATGTTGACCAAAAAGTTCAAGAAGCCATTGACAGAATACCTGATATTACGTTTGAGAAAGTAGGCGAAGTACAATGACAGATATTGTTAAATTAAAACAAGGAGGAATACCGGTATTTCCTCAAACACATTGGAATGCTGTGGAAGGGAAACCAGAAGTATTAAAAGGTGAAAAGGGAGACCCAGGTCCACAAGGTCCAAAAGGAGATAAAGGAGACGTTGGTCCGCAAGGTCCAGCAGGGCAAAACGCAACAACGACAGACGTTGCAACCTCAATAAAAAATGGCTTGATGTCTAAAGAAGATAAAGCTAAATTAGATAAATTGCCAATAATTACATTTGAAAAGGTAGGCGAAGTGTAATGACAATAGATATTATTCAATTAAAAGAACAAGGAAAGTTTAAATATACGAAAACACACGTTGATGCTATTGACGGTGTTGAAGGTTCTTTAGTCAAAGCGACAGGCAATGAAACGATAAAAGGTGTGAAAAATTTCCAAGAAGGATTATTGTACAAAGGATTAACGGTACAAGCAGGCATGATTGAACGAGCGATTACATTAGCTGATAGAAGTGATACAACAAATGTTACAGATGTAAACGGAAAATTAATTCGGATTGGAAATATAGTTTTTCTAACTTTTAACTTTAAATGTGACACTTGGCCTAGTGGAACAGAGACACGTTGGATCATTAATATTCCGAAAGGTTACAAACGTGATCAGGGCTATCCAGCGCAAACCGCTTTGTCTTTAGTTCGGAATGCGAATCAACCAGCGGATGCCCGTGCATTTATTGATCAAAATAGTGTAATACAAGTGAAATCTGGTAATGGAAGTTCTTATGTTTCAGGAATGTGGGTCACGCAAGATGCATGGCCAGTATAATAATTAGGAGGAATTGAAATGAAAACTATTTTTAAAGTATTGTATCCGCTAGGATATGAAGAGCATCAAGTGGAAGATGATTTCCCAACTGTTTTACCTTTTGTGGAAATCAAACCATTGCAAGGATTAAAGAATCCTCAATCTCAGTTTTTTACTTTGAAGAAAATAAATGGGAAGAAGCGGTAACACAAGATTATTCTAAAAAATTAAACTTATTAGAAAATCTTGCGAATAGCTTAGAAGTTTCAAATAGCGAGTTAAAACAAGCAAATGAAAAACTAACTGCTAAAGCAGAATCGCTTGCACAAATCAATTCAAAGACTATGCTTACTTCGCTTCAAAATTCAAAAGAAATTGATGCGATTAAAGAACAAATCGGAGGTGCAAAATAATGTATTCATATGATGACATTAAACTGATGTACGACTGGGGCTTTTTCACGCCTGAACAAGTATCAGAATTTGTACCTAGTTGTATTACAGAAGAGGAATTTACTAAAATGACAGGAAAACCGTTTAGCGAAAGCTAGACGGTTTTATTGTAAGTAGAAAGTAGGTGCAGGATGAACTTAACACTAGAACAATGGTTAGCGCTGATTACATTTTTAGGCGGAATTATCTTCGCATTAATGAAATTCTATCATGTCTTCTCTCAATTAGAAGATAGCATGAAAGAACTAAAACAGGCTGTTGACCGATTAAATAACCATGAAGTGCGTATTAGTCGATTGGAAGAACAAAATAAAACCCTCTTTCGAGGAATTGGAGGAAATAAAAATGATTGATTGGAAATCAAGAATAAAAAACAAACAATTCTGGTTGTCTCTTATTCCTGCAGTTTTGCTACTTATTCAAGTAGTTGCAGTCCCTTTTGGGTATAAATTTCAAATTGATGTGATTAATCAGCAACTGCTAGATGTTGTCAATGCAGTGTTTGTTGTATTAACTATTTTAGGAATTGTGACAGACCATACAACGCCTGGATTATCAGATAGAAAAGGAGATAAATGAATGAAAAAGAAAATTTTAGTTGGAGCGTTAATCGCTCTATTTTTTATGCCTTTAAATGTATTTGCTGCTAAAGGCGATCAAGGCGTTGATTTGTCTATTTGGAATGGGTATCAAGCAACATTTGGTTATGCACATGATAAATTCTCAATTTCACAAATTGGTGGGCAAAACAACTATGGGATTTATGATCAAGTTACTTATTCTAGTCAAGTAGCTAGTACGATTGCTCAAGGTAAACGAGCGCATACGTATGTATGGTGGCAAAACGTCCTTACCTACGAAAATGCAAAACAAGTATTAGATTACTTTTTACCTAAAGTTCAAACACCAAAGGGATCAATTGTCGCCTTAGATGCGGAAGACGGCGTTCAATCGACGGATGTAACGCTATGGGCGTTAGACTATATCAAAGAGGCTGGATATACACCGATGCTTTACGGATACAAAGGGTATCTTACTTCATCTTATGATTTATCACGAATTGCAAAGAAGTATCAATTATGGATGGCAGAATATCCAGATTATGAAGTGACACCTTATCCAAATTACAATTATTTTCCTTCATTTGAAAATATCGGTATTTTTCAGTTCACGTCAACCTACGTTGCAGGAGGGCTAGATGGTAACGTTGATTTAACAGGTATTACTGATAATGGTTATACAAAGAATAACCAACCAGCAACAAACACACCAGCTATTGAGGAAGGTAAAGAAGTAGAAAATACGCCAAGTTCCGATGTTAAAGTGGGCGACACTGTTAAAGTGAAATTTAGTGTTGATGCTTGGGCAACTGGCGAAGCTATTCCGCAATGGGTAAAAGGAAACAGTTATAAAGTACAAGAAGTAACTGAGAGCAGAGTATTGCTTGAAGGTATCTTGTCATGGATCAGCAAAGGCGATATTGAATTATTGCCAGATGCGGCAACTGTTCCTGATAAACAACCAGAAGCGACTCATGTGGTACAATACGGCGAAACATTATCAAGCATTGCTTATCAATACGGAACAAACTATCAAAGATTGGCTGCATTAAATGGATTGACAAATCCAAATCTTATTTACCCTGGCCAAATTTTGAAAGTAAATGGATCAGTAGTAAGCAACATTTACACAGTTCAATACGGTGATAATTTATCAAGTATTGCAGCTAAGCTTGGTACGACTTATCAAACCTTAGCTGCATTAAACGGATTAGCAAATCCTAACTTGATTTATTCTGGTCAAACATTGAGCTATTGA